AGGCGAGCTCAATCGGAAATAAGATTAATCGACAACAACGCAGCATCCGCTCTGGAAACTGCTCGCCTCACACGAGCAAACACCGAATTGACGAAAGTAAAACAGGGCATCATCGAGCCCGCTTCGTTCATCGGTTCAAACATCAACAAAGCACTTGAAGCTATCGAGGAATACTTCCGAGACAATGCAGGCGATATCGCCTCATCCGCGAAAGGCGCAACTAGCCAGGTACAATCAGCCTGGCAAAAATTCAAATCCTACTTCCGCCCCCTGGGTGATCAATCACACCGACGCGGAAAACCCGCTACCTCATCTGGCGGCGTAAAATATCCCGCCATAAAGCCAATCCACAAAAAACCAACAGGAGGAAATCACTAATGGCCAACGGCAAACACGGGACCGGAAACTTCGGTCCATCAATGACTCAAATCCACTTTGCCGACGAGTGCGATGTAAACCGCATCGTAAAGCGTTTCGCCGAAACTGGCATTGTCCAGCGAACGCAAAAAGGCCCTCCTGCCTATGGCGACGCCACTGAAGCGAGTTACCACGAAGCGATGTGTCACGTCGCTATCATCAACTCTCAGTTCGACGCACTTCCATCCGGCGTGCGCGCGCACTTCGCTAACGATCCCGGCAAATACGTTGCCGCATTCGAAGATACCGAACGCCGTGCCGAACTCCAGGGCCTCGGGTTAATCGAACCCGACCCCATCACCCCCGAATCTGTCTACGAAGATTCAGAGCCGTCACCGGCCTCTCAGGAGCCCTCAGAGGCTCCTATCGACCCGGCTCAAAACTCAAACGAAGCCGCAAATTGACAGTACTTACCTTGTTCTGTACTGTCACAGGTGGTCCCACCCACCAAAGAGCAGCGCAGCTAGCTCTTGAAACCGAAACTAGAAAAGCAAAACCCCTCTAAAAACAGGAACTTAACCATGCGACGACGAACCAAAATGTCCAGGAAAAAATCCAAAAAGCTGTTTTCCAAGACAGCCTCACGAACTCATCGCAGAAACATGGTCTTCAGCCAACGCGGCGGCGTTGCCTTATGAGCCTATGGCTCCAAGACCTCTACATGGAACCTGGGTCTTCCGAGGCCCAGGATCTCGACCGAGAAATCGCTGAAAATCAGATTCCCCAGGAGACTCCATGCCCTGCCATTATCCCATCCCCGCACGCCACTACTTCGACCCCGACTACACGTCCAAGTGGCAAGTAAACTTCAAGTCTAAAGAACCTTCGAACATCGAAATATCTTGCGGCCAGTGCATCGGCTGCCGCCTAGAAAAAGCAAAAGAATGGGCACTCCGCTGCACACACGAGGCACAAGTCTATGGCGACGAAAACGCATTCATCACCCTCACGTACGATGATCACAACTTACCTGACGACGCTACGCTCGTTAAAGAACACTGGCAAAAATTCATCCGTTCGCTTCGCAAAAAAACCAAACAAAAAATCCGTTACTACATGTGCGGCGAATACGGAAACATCTGTACCGCTCACGACCGCTACATCTCCGAACCTGTCAAAGACAAAATCAAATGCACAACTTGCACAACTGGCAGACCCCACTATCATGCGATCCTCTTCGGCTACAAATTCCCTGACGCATATTACTGGACCACTCGCAATGGCAATCGAATCTATCGCTCTGCGTCACTCGAAAACACGTGGTATCAAGGTCACTCCGAAATAGGCAGCGTCAACTTTCAGTCCGCTGGCTACATCGCTCGGTACACTCTGAAAAAACAAACCGGCGACCGCGCGGAAAATCACTACAACGGGAAACTTCCCGAATACACGAACATGTCACTCCGCCCAGGCATAGGAAAAATCTGGTATGAAAAAAACAAAACAGACCTGTTCCCCCACGACTACGCAATCCTACCTAACGGCAGCAAAACAGCCGTTCCAGCTTACTACCGTCAACTTCTCGAAAAAGAAGACCCCGAACTCTACGAACAACTCAAACTTCAAAGGCTTGAAAAAGCCCGCGACAACCCCGATAACACACCTGAGCGCCGCGCAGACTTCGCGGAAATACAAAACCTCAGAGCGCAAAAACTAAAAAGGACACTCCAATGATTCTCAATCTCTTCTCAGTCTACGACCAAAAAGCGCAAGCTTACCTGCCACCCTTCTACCTCGGCCAAATCGGCCAAGCTACTCGCATATTCACCGACTGTTGCAACTCGAAGGACCATCAATTCGGTGCCCATCCCCAGGACTACACCCTCTTTCACCTGGGTGAATGGGACGACAACAACTGCGAACACACGATCGCTGCCCCCCAACTACTCGGAAACGGTGTAGAGTTCTTGAAACTCGAACTAGCCAACACCACCGAGGAACTCCGAAATGAAGTCAGTAATGACACACCAGTTCAATCAAATTCCGCAGGCGACAATCCCACGTAGCACTTTCAATCTTTCACACGGTCACAAGACCACTCTGAACTCTGGTTTCCTGGTGCCGTTCCTCTGTCTTGAGGCGCTGCCAGGAGACACTTACAACGTAAAAGTAACCGCACTCGCCCGCCTCGCCACACCTCTCAAACCGATCATGGACAACATGTTCATGGAGACCTTCTTCTTCTCAGTACCCATTCGGCAAATCTGGGAAAACTGGGAACGCTTCAATGGCGAACAATCAAATCCAGGCGCATCTATCGACTACGTCATCCCGCAAATCATCGCGGCCGCAGGGATCCCCGAGGACAACATTCACGATCACATGGGCATACCTATTGGTATCCCTAACACCACTTTTAACGCACTGCACTCACGTGCATATAATCACATCTTCAACAACTGGTTCAGAGATCAAAACCTGCGAACTGCACTTCCTCACCACGTTGACAATGGGCCTGACAATCTCACCGACTACGCTCTCCTTCGTCGACGAAAACGCGCAGACTACTTCACCTCATGCTTGCCTTGGCCTCAAAAAGGAGACGAAATCTCCGTACCCATTGCTGGCGAAGCTATGGTCTTTACTGACGCAGCCCCAGCCGCCGAAATCCAAATAGGCGATGACCTGGCCGGCTTTGCCCGCCTAGGCTCAGGCGCTGCCTTCGTAACTGCTGGAGGTGGCGACGGTGGCCCCGTCAACCTCTTCGCAGACCTCACGTCGGCAACCGGAATCTCTATCAACGATCTCCGGCAATCCTTCCAAATACAAAAACTCCAGGAGCGCGACGCGCGCGGTGGAACCCGCTACCCCGAAATTCTCAAATCCCACTTCGGCGTATCCGATCCGCAAATGCTGGTACTCCAGCGACCCGAATTTCTCGGCGGCGGATCAACTCCCGTCAACATCAATCCCGTTGCCCAAACCTCCGACCAAATTTCAGGCGGACCAGGAGCAGAAACTCCGCAGGGCAACCTCGCAGCGTATGGCACTGTCCATCTGCGAAATCACGGTTTCACAAAATCCTTCACAGAACACTGTGTAATCCTCGGCATCGTCAATGTACGGGCCGACTTAACCTATCAGCAAGGCATGGAACGAATGTGGTCCAGGCGTACTCGCTACGACTACTTCTGGCCTGCACTTGCACACCTCGGCGAACAGGCCGTTCTCAACCAGGAGATCTATTACGCTGATCCTTCGGACACTCTCCCTGGAGGCAATAACCAAAACAGCACACCCTTCGGCTATCAGGAACGCTACGCCGAATATCGCTATAAACCATCACTCATAACCGGACTCTTCCGGTCAACATCAGTCGAGTCTCTCGACATCTGGCACCTTAGCCAGGAGTTCACCGAACTCCCAACACTCGCACAAGAATTCATCGAGGATCATCCACCGATCCCTCGCGTCCTGGCTGTCCAGGACGAACCCGAATTCCTCTTCGACTCCTACATCCAAATCAAAGCCGCACGGCCGATGCCTCTCTACGGCACCCCGGGCCTGATCGACCACTTCTGATGCCTATTCCAGGCTACTCAGGCACGGCTAAATCTAGTGCTGCCGCAAGCGTGGGCCCCGGGTACTGGGGTTCACGCGGAATGTGGGGCGACGTCGCCCACTACGGCACAACAATCGGCTCCGGCCTTCTCTCCGTCTACGGCGCAAAAAAAGCCAACCAGGCATCCAGCGCCCAGGCACAACGTCAAATGGACTTCCAGGAACGAATGTCCAACACCGCACACCAGCGCGAAGTCAAAGACCTCCGAGCCGCTGGACTAAATCCAATACTCTCCGCCAACACTGGCGCATCATCTCCAGGCGGTGCACAAGCACTGCAAAAAGATATCTTCACTCCGGCTGTCTCGTCCGCACTATCAGTAAGGCGAGCTCAATCGGAAATAAGATTAATCGACAACAACGCAGCATCCGCTCTGGAAACTGCTCGCCTCACACGAGCAAACACCGAA